TTATATACACCTTCTTTTACACTCCTAGTAACACCTTCATTTTGTAATATTCTTTGAATTACCGTTGATGAAACATTCATTAACTTTCCAATTTCAGTTGTTGATAATTTTTCTTCTAAATATAATTAGTATCAATCCCGTTCTTTTTTAATATTAATCTAATTGTTTCAGGGTCACAATCATATTCTTTTGCAATTTTAGTACAACTTAATTTATCTATTATAAATTGTTTAATTATTTTTTCAATTTCTATTTGTTTCATATCAATATATATAATAAAATTCGGTAATAACAAAAATATGTTTGAATTAATTTTATTGAGCGGTTTTAACACGTATTTTAATATCTTTTTTAGGATAACGAACCTCAAACATACTTATCGGATTTCCGAATAAAGTAAATTCATCTGAAATAAATATTTCTCTAGTTTCTTCATCATTGAATGACTGTTGTATCTCATTCATTGAGTAGACTCCTTCACCAACTTTGTTAAAAACTTTAGTCTCAATTATATTAATAACACCACCTACATTATTTATAGCTTCAATTAATTTACCTAAATAAATGTTCTCACCCATATAGTGTTTATTAATATCCATATATTCTTTAACACTATTAATCACATTTAATATAATTTGTGATTGCGGGTAATCTTTTTCTATTAACAAATCAAATTCAAATGATAAGTTTATTATTTGACCATCATTTATAACGACGTAATCGTTTAGCATTCTATAATCAGATAGATAATTTGATATATTTTGTTTAAGGGTTGTTGTTGAAGAATTTGTTAATTTACCTAGATTATCTAAACCTAGAATATAAACCATTATTTTATTTTGTTCTTCGAAAACACCAGTTCTAAATGGCACGCCAAATTCACCTGGCATTAGACTTATTCTAGACTGATAATCCTTAATTGTTACAGCCCTATTTTGTGACGCAAAATTATATTTAACTAGGTTTCTTATCTCATCTATTGATGGTTTATCTCTACCACCTAAAGCTGGTATCGGATTGTTTACCGTTAATGATTGCCTCACTGAGTTGTTTTGTATCGTATCAGGGCCATTAACAAACATATCGACTAGATTTACCGATGTTAAGGTATTAGACCCTAAATTTGTATTTGACCCACCACCTACTCTATATTGTACGTATACGGTCGTGTTAGCTTTTAAAGTTTCACCTAATGATAAATTATTTATAAAATCACCAATTCTATCTGTTAATGTGTTATCAATGTCAAAGTCGTTTATCGCATTGATGTCTTCGTTACCACCACCAAACAATAGTTTAACGAATCCATTATCAGTATATTCTTTTAAAAATTTCCTAGTTATTCTAATCCACTTACCTGGTTTTATACCTACATTATCAGAAACTTCATTAACGTCTTCTACGAATTTAGTGTCCTCAGCCAATGCATCAACTTCAAACCATCTATTATCAAAATCTAAAAATTCGTCAATAGTTGGTTCTTCGTTATAATTAGTACCATTTTTTGTGATTACTGAAGTTATGGATAGAATGTCATTATCAGGTAGAATTAATTCATAGAAAGGTACGATGTCGGCATTTGATATTGTTTTCTTAAATGTTTTTGTTACACCGTTTAACACTATTTCTCTTTTAGTTAAAGTATAACTAACTATGTTATTATTACTGTTTAAGTTTGGTATTATTAATCTGTTTGGTATACCACCTGTTGTGAAAGGATTACTAAAGTCTATGTCATCTACAGTTTCGAATATTTTACCACCACCAGAAACTTGTGTACCTACTCTGATTATTGGCGCATACCTAGAATCAAACGAATCACCTAATACTGGAACAGTAACTGAAAAATCTACAATACTTATAGATGGTCTCTTTCCTGGTATTTTAAGACCAAAGGTTCTAGCCATAGATAAAACGGAATTTCTTTGCTGAGCATAATCAATTTGAGTTTCTTGGAACGCTCTATCTGTGTTAACTGATAACATGTCACTAACAGCAGCGTTTAATTCAATTAATAACATACCTATCGAAGCGTCGTTAAAGTCCGATAGTATATCTGGATAATATTGTTTAACGAAGTCAATTAGTTCTGTTCTGACATCAGCGAAATTTCTGCTAGAATAAGCAATTCCTTTTCCCATAATTCTTTTATTATAAATATAATATACTTATTTTTCAAAAAAAATAAATGCATTTCTTTTTTTAAAACGATAAATAAGTAGTATCTGTTTAAAGTTGTATGATAAGGAAGTCACGGGTTTCAAAAACGTCTTCACTAACCGTGTAATCAATTCTGACTACTACACCATATTGGCTTTGAGGTGCCTCATCAAATGTAATTGTGTTAATTTTTAAGTTAGGGATGTATTTTTTAACGGCTTCACTTATTTCATTTTTTATATCACCCTCAGTAATGCCGTCATATTGGTTGAATAAGTATTTACGTAAATTTGTTCCAAAATCGGGTAGATATAAACGTTCACCCTTATTGGTTAGTATTAAATGTAATAAATCAGCTTTGATAGCCTTAGAATCTTCAGTATTTAATTCTAGGAAGAAACCCTTGTCACTATCTCTAAAAGGAAAGTTTATATTTATTGATTTATTAGCCATACTCTATTTTACTAATAAATATTAATAAATAAAGTTTTAAAAGAAAAAAGGTGTAAGAACTTAATCTTACACCTTTTACATATCTATTTTACTATTTTGCTTTAAGCTGAACACCCGAAACATTCGAAATCTGAATCCTCTGGTTTTTCAGGAGTAGTGTCTTTTCTCATGAATAAGTCACTAGTTGTTTCAGCGTCTTTCTTAAGTACTCTAGTGTAATAAACACCAGTCTTATTACCTATCTTCCAACCATGTATCAACGCAGCTGATAATTTACTGAAATTGCCGTCTTGGTAATATAAATTAAGTGACGTTGATTGGTCAATATAAGGGAACGCATGATTAATCATATCAATTCTCTTCTTTTGAGACACCTCATAAGCTGTTTTATATTTTTCCCTTATATCTTTAGGAATGTCATATAAACCTTGAATTGTTCCACCTGCCATTACTACTCTCTTAGCAAGTTCTTCATTCCAAATACCTATCTTTTCTAAATCTTCAACTAGGTTTCTTTGAACTACTACGAATTCACCTTTATCCAGCTTTCTTCTGTATACCATACCTTGTGGCACCTCAAACATTTCAGTACAACCTAATAGGTTAGATGATGATGCCGTTGGCATAAGAGCTGTAAATAAACTGTTAGCTACAGGTTTAGTCATGTCAATTTCATGTTCATGAACACCCCATTTCTGAGGGTTAAATACACCTTTAGCGTACAATGAGTTGTCATAATCTCTAAACGTCTTTTTATGTTTCTCATAATACTCTTGAGAGCCTTTAACGGCACCTAGGTAAATTTCTCTCATAATGTTTTTGAAAGCTTCTTTACCTTCCTCACTTTCAAATGACATACCTCTAGAATATAGGTACTCAGCTAGACCTGCAACTCCGATACCGATAGTTCTTTGTCCTAGACCTCCTTTTTCGGCTCTCTCAGTCGAATAAACGTTTCTATCTATTACTAGGTTAATTGAGTAACTTAACACTCTAGAAGCCTCTCTAATGTCCTTACACGTCATAAGTGGAATAGAACCTAGAGCGCATTGACCTACTTCGTCTTTATCAGCATATAAAAGTGTTTCTACACATAAGTTTGAACTTTTGATATTACCGAAGTGTTCTTGCATGTTCTTCCTATTAATAGAATCGATGTAAACCACGTATGGAGTTCCAGTTGAAGCTTGAGACATTAATATTTTATTCCAAATGTCTCTTGGGTTTATCTTTTCACCTAAACCTAACTCTATAGCTTCTGCGTATACACTTCTGAATTCATCTGGTGAACACTCATAAAAAGGTTTTAAACCAGCTTTAACTATATCGTTAGGGCAGAATAAATAATAATCCTTTTCTTCCAATAGAGCTTCCATGAATAAATCATCGACACACACACCGTTGAAAATATCTCTAGTTCTTAATCTTTCATCACCTTCATTAAGTCTTAACTCTAAATGAGAAATGATATCTTTGTGCCATGTTGGTGCATATAAAGCAAACGCTCCATTTCTTCTACCTCTTTGATTAAAGAATCTAGCAATACCTTGAGCTAAATCTGCTAATCTAGGTATACCAGCTGCATTACCGTTAAAATCACCTACCTTGCTTTTAGAACTTCTGAGGTTACCAATGTATATTCCAATACCAGAACCATCTTTAGATGATTTAGCTAACTCACCTAGTGTATCTACAATACCCTCTAGGCTATCTTCTTTTAGGAAGTTGATATCGCATGAAATAAATCTATTGTTATTTGCACCAGTTCCAGCAGTTAAGTTAATTGGTGTTGCAAAGTTTAACTGCTTTGTAGATAACATATCATACAAATACTGTGCATCCTCTTTGCTCTCAGATAATTCAGTTGCAATTCTACCGTACATTTCTTGAGGTAATTCATCACCATTCCTGTATGATTTTTTGAATGTGGCCCAAGCTAAGTAATCGTAAGAGTAATCTCTAGAGTAATCTAACTCAATATTAAACTCTTTGTATTTGTGCAACTTATGTAAATTATCAATTTCAATAGCTGAAGCCACCATAGAGTAGTCTGGGTGTAAAAATACCGACCCTAACGATTCAATAACAATTAAGTTGTCAATATCATTAGTGGTCATCCCATCTTGTATTTGTGGAATGACCTTTTGTGATAATTTATCTGCATCAATTCTTAAATTTAAGTTTCTAGCAGTCCTTTTTATTCTAGTTAAAACCTTATTAGGGTTAAAGTTTTGACTATTACCGTCTTTTTTAATTATTTTCATTGAATTGTTTTTAAAAGTCATCAGTAGTTAAATCACCACCAATATTAGTTAATCTATTATACTCACCACCTTTAGTTTCAAAGAAGTTTTGACGCTCTACAATCGAGAATGACGCCATAAAGTCAAATGGTTGTTCAACTCTAAACACTTTATCAATATCGTAGTACATTAATAAACTATCAGTCACATACTGAATGTACTGGATTAATTTATCCTTCGGTAGTCCTAGTACATAAGAACCACTGTAAATTGACTCAACAAAAACTTTTTCTGTCTCATAACAACCCATAATCATCTCTTTAATTTCTTCAGGTGGTAACCTAAATTCTTTCTTGATGTATTTGTTGTGCATGTTAATACCAAAATGCATGTGCAATACTTCATCTTGTAATATTAACTCATTCGCCTGACCTAAACCAGTTAGTTGAGGATATCTTAATCTAAAGAACATTAGTATAGCAAATGTACTAGAGAATCCCATTCCTTCTAATAAAGAAAACGCAACCAATCTTTGTATGATATCACCGTTATCTAGCCATTTGTTCGCCCACTTTACTTTAGAAGCTACAACTGGGTTAGTTTGAATGGCTTGAAACATAGCTTGTTTCTCTTCTTCATTCTCAATCAATTGTTCAATCAATAGAGAATATGTTTCACTATGAACATCTTCAATATAAGCTTGATAAACGTAATTTGATTTAATTTCCTCAACACTTGAGAACTCTGATACGATTTCATCAGCTAAGTTATCTTGAACTAGAGTATCTGAAACTCCAAAGAAAGCCAATAGGTTTTTCAATATAACCACTTCACCTTCTGGTATACCTTCTAAGGTATCATTAGATAGGTTTAACTCTTCTGCGGTCCATATCTTTTGTTGTTGTTTCTTATAGAACTTCCATAGTTTATCATGAAGAACTGGGAACTTGGTATCCCTATTACCATTGTCAATGTTTAAATACTTACTCATGTTTATTGTTTTTTTTATTTTAGTTTATCTGTATTAATAACTATCTATTTTTATTTATAATTGTGATTTTTCTTCCATTTTTTTCTTAAATTTATTTTTCATTAAGTCGCTAACACGTGTTTTGTTCTGCTCTTCTTGGTAATCACCCATTTCGGATGCTTTCAAATAACCTCCATCATCAATATTAATTTGCATTCTACCATTATCAAACTCGACATCAGTAAAAACAATACCATCAATACCAAATCTAGATTTCAGTATGGCCATATTAGCACGACCTATTTCCTTTTGGTCTAAGGTTTTAGCAATTGAAACGATAAAGTGACCAATCTGACCTTTTTTGATAGAACCACCAATCATAGTGGAATCTACTGTGTCAGCATTAATAGAATCTCTATTACCTTGTATTGCAGTCCAGCCGACCATATCAAATTCACTCAATAGTGATTCAAACTTCCTCATTATAGGTCCTTCAGCCTCATAACCTTTATCATAACTCTTAGTTGGTGTAACACAGTCAATGTAATCGATTAATATCATATCTGGTTTATTACCAGCTGCCGCTAATTTTCTAACATAGTTCTTGATTACAGGTATAGTGGTTCCGTCACTAGGAAACTTCTTAAGTAACAAGTAACCTTCATTTTCTTTTTCCCTCTGAATAGACTCATCAATAATTGGTCTATTTTCAGGTAAAGATAAGTCGTTTAGGGTTATCTTAGTTGAACATGATAAATGTTTTCTTTGTATTACCTTAGGGGTATCCTCAAAGAATATCTGTAGAACCTTCTTACCTTCGTTGTAAGCCGTGTTCGCCAGTTTAGTAATCATAGTTGTCTTACCGACACCAAAAGGCGCTAATATCACACCTAATTCGCCTTTAGATAAACCACCATTCATTTTCTCATCTAATCCGCTTATACCTGTTGGTATTGGTTTTCTAAAGTCTTCGCTTAATACTTCATCAATATTATCAAAAACATCAATAGCATCATCTTTGTCTGAACCAACTTCTAAGGCTTTTTTAAGTATTTCTTCACACGCATCATAATCATCTAAATCACCTTTATCGATTATGTTTAAGATTTCATTAGTGGCTTTTTTAAGTTCCTGTTGCTTACAGAACTTCATTGCCCTGTCTTGGATAAATTCTGAATCCTTTAATGGTATGTGTTTAATTTCATCCATTTGAGCTTCAGTATACATCTTAACAGTGTCGTTATCACCTCTACTGTTAAGTCTATATGATAACCCATCAAAATCTAAGATAACGTCGTCATTCTCATGTGCACCCTTTATCTCAGACACTATTATTCTTAAATATAAATCCGTAAAATAGTTTGCGTCAACTATTTCTAATATATTTGACGCAAACCTATAATCTGTTATTAACTGAGATATTAATCTTTTCTGATACGGAATTCCTAAAAATCCAAATCCTTCGTCTTTTTTAATATCTGTCATATTTAGTATGTAACTAATTTAAGTCTATCTTTTTGTGTTAATCTGTTATTTCTTTTCAAGGATACGTCACCATATTCTTTGGTATAAGAGCTACTACCTAAGTAGTCTTGAATTACTCCAATAATTTCAGGAATTATACTCCTGATGTCAATTTCATACCTAACATTAGGATGAAACATTTTACCATCAAAGGTACCTTCGACTAACTTCTCCTTTTGTAAATCATCTAAGTTGAAATCATTGTTCTTATTACGTAATTTATTTACGTTATTTTTTAATACTTCCAAACTAAAGATATCATCTTTATCGTTTAAATAATTGTTTTGGTAGTAATAAGGTTTATAAGAATTAACAACACATCTGTATTTGAAAAAATCGGGTATAACCCCTAATTTAATTTGCTGGTTGACTCCCATGATATCATCCATCATTTCTTTCATCTCTAGAGACTCTCTACATTCGTTATTATAACCTTTAATATTAAAATACCTTTGACAAATAATATTGTCATTGATTTTCAATACAAATTCGAATGGTTTAACGATTTGCTTCTCAAATTCTAATTGCTTTTCTTCTTTTGTTTTACTCATCTTTATTTATTTATTTATTTAGTTCTTTACGTTCTCTCTCTATTAATTTTTTAAAAGGTAGTAGATAATTCGTGCTAAATGATTCTATTACTTTATCAACACCGTCACGCTTCATAAAACTATAAACGTTTTTAATACCTCTACTATCTAAATCACCCATGGGCTTCCTGTAGTATTTTAATAACTCTTTATTCTTTCTGTCAATTAAAGGATTACTTAGGTCAATTATCTTCTCATTTATTTTATAAATGTTTTTACCTTGAACTCCTTTCGTTTTACTATTAACTAAATTTGTTAATACTTTTAAAGGCTTTTTCTTTTGCTCAACTCTTTCCGTTAATTGTTTTTTAGCTGATTGTAGTATTTCAGTTAATGAAACTTCACGCTCTTTTAACTCTGGAAAGTATTTGAGTAAACTTGTTTCTTTAACTCCATCAATCCCCTTAATACTGTCTGAGTTATCACCACCAATTATTTTAATTAATTTAGAGTTCTTTTGGTGATGTTTAAAATAATTTTGGTAATTATCATAGGTGACGTATTCTTTTTTATCACATAAATAAATTCTAACATCATCATTTATTAACTGACACAAATCTCTATCAGACGTACATATAGTTATCTTTTCATTAGATTTTCTAGTTAGACAGTAGTAAGCAATAAAGTCATCTGCTTCAACACCTACTTTTGAATTATCAACTAATTGTCTAATGCATAATTCCTCTAGATACTGTCTTATTAAGAATATTTCAGTTTTTTCTTGAATATCTACTGGGTGAGTCCCATTTTCAAAGTCTTTGCCACGGTCAGATTTATAATCCTTATAAAGTTCCCATCGTTTTCTACCACTAAATTTTCCATCCCAGAAAACAAAAACCCTATAATATAAATCCTCTTGTAGTAATTTCCTAAGTATTGTAATGAAGATATATAATCCACCTATGTGGTCACCATCTCTAGTGTACATATCTTTAGCACCAAAGAAACCTAATTTAAATAATGCATTTCCATCGATAAGTAGGGTATTCCTAGTATTTTTAGAAATACCCACTTTTCTTTTTGGTCTTTTAGACATCTTTTGTTTTTAAAGTTTACATACTATCGTAGTCGTATTCACCTCTTTCTCCTTTTTCAGTCGAGAACACTACTTCAGCATTGTAATCTACTTCTAGATTATCATGTATAAAGTCACGGTGTTCTTTCTTGTAAGTATCTAACTCGTATGGGTTCCAAAAACCATGTGGAGTTGATGCTATCTTTCCTTTCTTTTCAATACCACTAACATGATTCTTCTCGCAAGATATCTTACATTCAGTTCCGTATTGAAAATCCTTACTTAATGATGTTGCTTTTAGTTTGGCCGTACCGTGAGATACAATACCACCTAAATGTACAATCAATCTAGAGTTAAAGAACATAAACTCACCACAACTATGTTTAATTTTCATGTTCATACTATCGTACCATATTTTCTGTACGCAGATAAACGTATTGGTAAATTCATTATCCTCTCTTCTAGAACTAGGTATTCTGAAATTAACAATTGCTTGGAAGCATTTCATTGAACCTGCGTTCCACATATTGTTGCTTGTTTTAGATATCGCTGATTTAAATCCATTCAGCGTACCTATAGAGTCCCAGCAGAAACATAAATTTTCTTGTAATTTACCTTCTTGCTGTAAATCTAATAGTTCAGTCATACTTAGTGAAATGTCTTCAATAACTGGTTCATACCTTAAGGGCTTTGAAGTCATCTTACTATGTTGGTGGTCATAATTTTGATACTTATCTAATAAGTCTTGATTACTCATGTATAAAAATCTACCACTGTAAGTTATTTCACCAGTTTCTTCATCTACATTCTCATCGAACTTAACACCACACTTTCTAGCATGTTCCCAATCAAAATTACCTTCAGTTTCAAAGATAACTGGCAAATCACCAATTCTTTGAGCACCTGCTATTGATTCATAAAAAGCAGTTGATTTACCCGTATTTGAATATCCTCTAACTGAGTTTACATAACCTCTAGCAAAACCTGGTATTCCGATAGCATCATGCCACGCTTTAGATAAAGGTATCCAAGATAGCTCTTTATCCTTAACGGTTTTTTCAACCCCCTGAGATTTTTTAAAATCTTCTAAACTATAAGAGGATTTAGAAACAGTTTTTTTACTCGGTTTTTTACTTTTTGCCATATATTCTATTTTTACTGCACCCAGAGTTGTTTTATTTTTTCACTATTTTAGGAAAAAAAAGGGGGTAGGTAACCTCACCCCCTTTTTTACTATTATATTAAGATGTTACCTATTTAGAATGGTAAATCATCTTCTTCTTCATCTTCTTCTTCAGCTACGGTATCGTAACTATTTTCACTTTCAGTTAACTCTTCTGTTTTAACATCTGAAGTGCTTTTGGTATCAATGTTTTTGCTACCACCTCCCATTGTGATTTGGTCTTCTAATCCACTGTTAGAGTCTTCTGAATCTTCATTTTCAGCTTCTAAGTCTTCTTTTGCAATAAATTTTTCTTGCTTCTTACTCCACATTGGGATTTTTCCTAAGACTACAATTTTTAAGTAATCGTAACCTTTTACTGAGTAAACTTCTTTCCAACTCTTATTGTTACTTAACCAGCCTTTAGCTAGTTTTTTATCCTCACTTAGAGGCCCTTTATCGAATGCTTGGATTGAGTTAACCATTGGGTAAGTACCACCTCTTGGGTTTTTAACTCTAACTATGTTAAGAATTAAGTCTCTACCTACTTCAGGGTCTGTGATATCTTCTTTTAATAATCCAATGGTTGCCATTATTTTATCAAAGATACCTTCTTTTTTGTAGTTAATTGGAAATCTCCAGAATTTTATACCTTCGTCTTCGTTTTCTCTGTCAATAACTCTTACGATGTACATTAACCTAGCTTTATATTTCTTTGCTAATTCTTCATCACTTTTTTCACCCGTAGAAAGTAGTTCTTCTCTAGCTTCACAGAAAGGACAATCTTCGTCATTCAGTTCTTTAATACAAGTGAATTTACGGTTTTTACCGTCAACTTTAGCACTGTGTACGTGAACTTCTTCGAAAGGTGTTTTACCTTCTTCTGGTGGTAAAATTCTAATTTTTTTAACTGCACTTTCAATACCATCTGGTAAATACGTAGTGAAGTAATTTGTTTTGTCAAATGAGTTGTTACTCGATTTTGAAGTCGCTGTCTCGTACTGAGCTAACATCGCTTCTAACGGATTTTTTTTCTCGTTACTCATAGTTATAATTTTGTTATTAGTAAATGTCCGACCTTCGTTTTTTATATGTCGGAGTCTTTATTTGTATCACCACCACTTATAATTCACGGGTGGTAATCGTGTTACGCTACCTAATGATTTACATTAAAATAACTGAGCCAAAGATACTAATTAAAATGAGTTATTACAAGTCTTTTTTAATATTTTTACAAAAAAAAAGGTGTAATAATTAAATTACACCTTTCGTTTTGATATTTAATACTTTAGCTTTAAAAGCTTTGATTACTTTGGTAATCTTCGTCTTTAAAAGAGTCTTTAATCTCCATTGGATTAAAATCTCTATCCACATCATCTTGAGTTAGTACATATTCTTTCTCACCATCCTTATCTTGATTCATAACGTCATAATTACCTTCTTTTTCAGACCAAAAATCTGTTAATTTTAGGTTATAAGGATAAGAACTTAATGAACGCATTTCTAATTTTTCTTCAGGAGTCGGATTTCTTTTCTCAAATTCATTCTCTAAGTCATCTATCTTGTTATTCATAGCCGACATTTTATCTAAAGAATTAGTTAGATTGTCTAATTTACTTAATAACATTTCAGCTTTTTTATTGGCTTCTTCAGCTGAATTCTGTGCTTCTTCAGTTCCTTGTACCAAATCAGTTACATCTAATTCAACTTCATCATCCATTTCAGGTTCAGGTTCCATTTCAGGTTCAGGTTCAACTTCGGCTTCTGGTTCAACTTCGGCTTCTGGTTCCATTTCAGGTTCAACTTCAGCTTCTGGTTCGACCTCATCAGTAGATTCCACATCTTCTTCTGGTGGCTCTTCATTTATCATTTCACCATCAGGTTCGTAATTGTCTTCTTCCTCACCAATATAAAAGTCATACTCCATTAATAAGTTAAACCTTTCCTTATCTCTCTTATTATCTTCGTTTGTGTACTTTTTCATTACATTAATAGTTGTCTACCGTCTTCAATGATTATTTTTTTATTAACTCTTTCAAGGACGCTTTTATCACCCTTTATCTCTTTAGGAACGCAGTTACCGTCAGTATCACATATAGTACCTTCATTACTAACATTTCCATTTTCATCTAAAAAGTCATTTAATTTTTCTACTTTATTATCCATAATATTATTTTTTTAATTTAGTTCTTATAATATAAATAGATTGATTTTACTAAAAAACACGTTTTATTGATATAAATGATAAATTATCGCCACTATTTAAAATTATTTGGTTATCATACTTAAACCAATCAATTTTCCATTTCTTATAGTTAATATTACCAACCTCTAAATCATACTCTCTCTCAATTAGTTTATTGAGTGCATTTATAGTGTAAAATGTATTTCTTTTCTTATGTATAATAAGGCCATTTCGGAAATAGTCTTTTACTTTTATGAATTCACCTACACCTATCTCAATGTAGAATGTGAAAATGTATTGTGAAGGGTTATCTAAATTTTCGAAAATAAATATGTCGGACGAATTTACATTAAACTCGTCTTCTATGAACTCTATTTGTTTAATTTTATCTTTTTTATCTACGAATACTAGGATTAGTAGTTTCTTGGTCATATAGGGTTTATTGAATACAGAAATGGAATGTATTTTATTTCGTTGTTTATACGTTCCAGTTGGTTATTGTATTCAATAAGTATCTCTTCACCCTCTATAAATACAAGGCTTTTTTCAATTATCTTGCTTTTTATTTTATCTGAATCTAACCCAACAAAATTAGCTAAATTCAAATCAACACCAAATATTAAATCACTACCATATATGTACATAACGTTATTCTCTGATTTATAGGATATTACCTTATCTAAGTTATATATTTTTCTTACTATTTTGTAAAGTTTCTTCTTAGAATACTGAAGAAAGTCTAAATCTACATAATTAATTTTATCTGTAGATTTTTTGTAGGAGTATCTTATGAAGTCTTCTAAATCATTCGTGTAAACATCTCGTTTTACATTCTTCTTTAGCGTCCAGAACGTATTTTTATCGATTTGTTTATTGAGTATGTTAACCAAATCTTTCTCAAAATAACTCAGTGTTAATTCGTACCCAACTATTAGTGTTGGTAAATCTTTAAATATCACATCATCCAGTGACTCAACTATGTTGAATTCTGGTCCTATGTCTATTTTTCTTTCAGAAACTATATTAGCAATCTCCATTCAGCAAATATACTTAAATTATTTTACTTAAACAACTAATTGGTATCTAAATCGGATTGGAATGAAATATCTGATACTTTAAAATTTAAATTTCTTTTAGAATAACCGTTTTCAGTATTCCTACCCTTACACTTACCTTCAGATTTAATACATCTAGTTGGGTCATTATCATCAAATTTAACGCATTTGCATCTTCTTAAACCCTTAGGGAATGGGAAATCACCTGTTTTCCATAACTCGTATTCAGGACCCAATTCATTCATTAAACTTTCAAAGTCAAAAGTATATGGGTCTATTTTTCTACCTGGTGATACCCAATGATGGCCCGTTATATATTTTAAGTTTGGTACCGATGGTTTTAAATTCTGTATTAAAGCTAAACAACTTTCAAACATCTCAGTTGTGTATTCGCTAGGTCCTTGAGTACCTAACATAGAAAATGATATACCAATGCTATGTCCGTTAACAAACTCACCTCTAGGCCCATATGATTGACCAGCGTGACTAACCACTTTATTAATTGGTGAACCTTGATATATTTGACCTGCTTTATCGATTAAAAAGTGGTACCCAAAATTTTTAGATTGTAAAACATCAATGTCGCTTCTTACACTACTACCAGCAGTCCAATGTAATACGACTGTGTCTACAGTGGATATGTCTCTAGTTCTAGTACCCCTAAAATATGGGTTAAGTTTATTAAATTTTTCTTTTACTACTTCTACAAAACTTTGTATCTTCATTATTCTTCTATTACTATACCTTGTAATAGTTGTAAATTAACATTATTTACAACACTACTAGCTTTTATTATTTCATTTTCAAAATCAGTATTTAAATCACTTCTTTCTAGTTTAGATAAGTCACGATTTTCTCTATTAACTTCGTCTAAATTTGTTATTAAGTGTGAATATAGGGTTTCATCATCAATCATTTTAGTTTTAACCGAGCGTATTCTCACACCTTTAAAAGTGGTTGTCATATGATTAGGTTTAATACTATGACTTGTATTAATAATAGTATACGCCCCATCAAACATTGGTATATTATTTAGTTGAAAGTACATGAAAGGTTGAACTTGGGCACAGCCTAACATTTCTATTTCGGCTGAATATGACCTATTGTTATAAACATCAAATAAATTTTGACCTATTGAATTATTCCTATTTTGATTAGATAGTCCGTCTATTATCTCTAAACTTTCCTGAGTTTCGACAAATTCGTTTTGATTTAATTTGTAGTTTTTAAACACTGACTGATTCTGGTCTGAATAATTAACTAATACGTATGGTATTTTCGTAGTACCACTAGAAAAGTCTGAAGGTAATGAACTACCGTCATTTACATTAATGTCATCTCCATTACACTTAACGTCTATAGCAAAACTATCATTTTTCTTAAATTTACTTTTTTCGTCTATGTTTAGTTGACTAGATTGTTCACCAAAATACATGCAAATAAATTGAGGTCCTTTCGCACCCACTTCTTCATTAAACCTAAATGGTGTAAATATATCTCTCACATCTTTAGGTGATGAGTAATCTATATACGTCGGTAACGGTATAAAGTCAAAATTATTGTCTTTAAGTATTCTAGCTATAAAATTGTAAAAACTAATGTTAGTGTTATTTTTCCAAAAATCTACAAATGTTGTTGGTGCAATTTTAAACTTATCAGATATATCAGTATACGACCTATCAATGAAGTTAAATCTTTTATATAAATCGCTAACGACCGTAGATTCCTTATCTTGTGGTATACCTACAATCCATTTATCGTAAATAGATTTTATATTCTTATATATACTTAGTTTAATGTCATCGTCGTTATTTGTTTTAAAAATCCTTTCCTTCGAATTATCAGTCTCATTGTTCAATGTAGGTTTATTTAATCTACTAAATTCTTTAAGGAATGAATTTAAGTACGTTTCAATGTATTCACTAGGTGCCGAAATATTTTCATGTGTATTTTCAGAACCTTGCCATATTCTATGAGTACTGTTTACTATTATTCTATTATCTAACATAAAGTCTATAACTCTGTTAGAGGCATCACTATCATCTCTTATATCTAAAATGAAATTATTTTCCTCGTCATCAGGCGATATCACATAATAGTTTTCAGCCACATTACTTTTTATAATACTAGAGTTTCTATAGGAAGGGATAAAGTTGTTAAAGTTACTCCAAACTGAATTTATTTCAGATTCACTGGCCGTATCTTTAAATATTTCCATTGAGTCTTTTATCTGAATCCACCCGTTTGGATTGTCAACCCACTGAGTGAATTGATTAATGAATTGGTCTTTAACACTACTTGGTAAATTTAAAATTACATCATTAACACTTTCGAAACCAGTACCATTGTCTTTAAATTCTAAATTTCTGGAATATAAACCAGATATTAAGTACCTATTTTTTTCAACTTGTGGATTACCATCAAAATTAGGTACATTACCATCTAAACTTATAATATCTTCTTTAACTTCATTCCTATACAAAATAGCACCTAAAAATAAAATCCAAGCGTATGGTACTGAAACGAAACCACTACTGTTATTGAAGAATGTAAGGTCTTTTTTAACCAATAATCCTTTTATATATGCATCTTCTTTACCACCTAAACCAATGAAGGGTAGTGTATGTAAAAATAAGTAAGCCTTACCGATATTGCTTTGTTCATAATAAAGTTTACTACCAAATAAATTATAACTCTTACCGTTACTTTTAAAAGTAGGTTCAAATTTAAAACTTCTATTCAATATAAAATTCTCTTTTACATTTGATAATAGTTTTTCTTTAAACGTTGTTATTGGATAAACTGAATTTAAACTATTTATTTCACTTCTATTTATATTTTTAACTTGAGTATTATACCTAAAACCATCATTATTTTCAATGAAAGTATCGTATTGACTAACTTCATTAGTATTTCTAAATGATTTTAAAACATCAATACCGCTTTCATAAAACTCATAGTAAAGTGGTAATGAGCCTACCTTTTTATTCTCATAACTTAAGAATTCATGGGTTTTATAAATACCACCTAGAAAATTATTATACTCTTTAATGTTAACATCATTCGTGTTATATTTAAGACTTTCCCTACTGTCCCTACTTAAATTAAATGATTTTACGATAGATTCACCACCAGCTGGTACATACGAATCGTAGACGAATGAATTGCTATATTCATTGTTGTTAATAATCTTAATGAATGTTTCATATTCAGCTTCACCTGAAACCGCCGAACTGATAAAAGTATATTCGGCTAACTCCCTATTATCAGTAACATTTAGCGAATTAACACCACTTTTAAGCTCTGATTCTGGTTGATTTATTGGAAGATATGTAGGTTCGGCGTCTTCAATATCAATATCTTCTATATTAAGATATTGATATTTTAAATCATGTCTATAAACGAATCTATCATCATCACCAAACAGACCAAAAAAGTCGGCTTCATCACTAAATAATCTTATTCCATATTTATCCTCCAGAACGTCTCTAAAGTTACTTAGTTTATTACCAATAGTTTCAGTGTTTGCTTCATGTTTTATAAATGATAGTTTAACACTTGGATTTTCTAGTGCATTATACGCTTGGTTGGCCTCTATTTTGGCCATTGTATTTATTTGTTCATTCGTTAGTGTTTTATTACTATATCCTAAGAAAATCATCATTCTTTGATATAATAATTTAGTTACTTCATCTTTCTTAAGTTCACTAATACCCTTCCAAGGATTTACGTTACTTCGATTAAAAGCTTTGGTTTCTAATGGATTTACAGGTACCCAGTTTTTATTTAGTGTTTCACTGCCGTCTAATACTTGTTCATCTATTTTATCGGCCTTTAGTATGGCGTTAAATAGATTATCAATAAACCTAACTTCTCTAAAATCAGCAAATTTAGGGCTAGAACCTAACCACTTTTCTACTAAGTCATCCCCTTCTTTTTCTACATATTCAGGGAATGGTTTAATTTTTATAGTAGGTGAGTTATCAAAATTATCGAATTCTGAAAAGTTTTCTTTATTAGTCCCTTCTATTGTCCTAGTGCCGTTATTAACTTCTTTTGTTATTTCAGTACCTAAGTTCCTAATTACTTTAATAAATAAATCTACATGTTCACATAAGATTCTAAAAAATGAGCCTATGGACCCGTTAAAGTCGATACTTTGATTATCAAAGAATTGAGTTAAACCACCAACAAATTCATTAGTAACTTCATTTGTTTTTTCTTCTAATTGACCGTTTATTCTATTTTTTATATTGTTAATTTCTTGAATGGCGAATCTAAGGTCAATTATATCATATCTATTTGATGTTGGTATATTATTTTCATTAAGAAATGGTCTATTCCTTAATTGATTAATGAAATTATTATATAAAGCTTCTGTTACACTACCACCTATGTTCTCATCCTCAGTTTCTTCAACCCTTTTAAAGTTACCATATAAATCCAATATTTCAGTAGGATTATTTAAAAATTCTGAATAAGTTAAAAATGTATTGGCGTTACCACTACCAAAGTTTCTATTTAGAAAGTGAGTTACCCTAAATCTTTTATAGTAAACACCTCCACCATTCAGTTCGAACTTATCTTTATTCAATGAATATGATTCAGCACCACTACTCTTGGTAAATGAATTATATTTCTCAACTAACTCTAAAACATTATTGTAAGTGTTAGTGAGTTCATCACCAAAGTCACCTGTGAACGGTTTATATGCAATAAGGTTTGAATTGTTTGAGTTGTTTTGTAATTTTATTAAATCTTCAGAATAATTTAGTGAATTTTTAAGCTCACCCAATATGCCTTCTAATTTACTATTCAAATCATCATAAACAGTTAGCGCTCTTAATCTATCATCATTTTTCTTGAAGTTGAGTATAAACTTTTCTAACTCCTTAATACTCTTTTGTAGTTGCTCAAAAGTCGTAAAACCTTCTGGTAATGGTCTAGCTTCAGGCATGTACGGAACGGCCCTTAAATAACCCATAAGAAGGTCACTTAAAAATGCGTAAGTATAACCGATAAAGTCACAATTAATTATGAAACTACCAGTTTCTGCATCTAACTCACCATTAAATTTAGTTAGGTGTAATGCATATTTAACTGGTTTACCATAATAACCTTTTACTGTTAAATAAAAAATAGGGTAAGGCATTCTAAATAAGAAACTATATGGTGAGTTCTCACCCATTTCAAATAATTTACCCCTTATATCTTTAAATTTTATTTTAACTATTGGTGTATATGAGGTATTAAAATTAATATCAATTGATTCAATACCTAAGGTACCTAAGTCTGGATTTTCTTTGTTAAAAGTTGAATTTAATTCGGTATATCTAGTAGTTAGTGTTTTATCGTTTTCCTCTGAACCGTCAATAAAACTAATTCTAGTTGTTTCACTATTATCACTTGATACTTGAGTTGTTGTGTCTTCAGATTCATTAAATATTAAAATTTCGTTACTTCTTCTAAAGACTTCTAACTCTACTGAAATAGATAAATCTTCAACGTTCACTGATTCAGAACCACAAGGATTTGGGTCTACAATCAATAAATTTTGGAATTCAACACTTTTGGCATTAGAACCTGAAATATCATTAACCATATAATCTAAAATATTTATCTACTTCACTTAAATAATCGTTTACTGAGGTTTTTAAAGGAAACGGTACTCTTATAGTTTTGTTATTAGGAATATTAAATTCCATACCACCGAATTCTGGATTAGCTAACATTATTAACCACCCGTAATATGGTGAGTTATAATATTTTTGACTCAGTATATCAAACCTAGTGCTACCTACCTTATAAGTCAAGTATTTATC